ATTGCGACATTGTGTAAACCGCCGCGATCTTGGAGGAAAGAGTCCACGATCTTGGAGCAAGCTGCCGATTGCCCCATGTTCCAGCTTATCCACAAGCTAATCACAGTTCATTTCGCATTCCAACGCCGGTTTAACACCGTGTAAACGACCTCTCAAAACGAGCCAGGAGCCAGGATCTAGCTTCGGTTGATACATCTGGTGCCTCCTTGTCGAAAAACGCCTAAAACAGGCCAGAAACGACAAAGCCAGCTTTACGCTGGCTTTCGGCTTTGAGGGAAAGCTTTTTAGTTCTTAAGAGCAGCATCTTGTTTGCCGGCTTCAAAAGCCGCCTTCAAAGCGGCTTCAATCGACCATACGGCCAGATCATGAAAATCCAGGGAATCTGAGCGCTGTATTTCCAATGTGGCGATACCAAGGTGCTTTTTGGCGATGCTTGCAAGAATCTGTTCAGTAGTCATTGTTGGGGCCTTTCGATGGCCTCCAGTAACGCTCTGTTTGGCAGGCTCAGCAAGAGGTGTTTGAATGCCAGACATGGGTGGTCTGGCATTCATCAACTGGCTGGCTTGAAGTTGCTGATAATCAACTCCCCCTTGGGCTCACGACCACGCCCCGAGGCACCGACCGTGTAGCTGATGCTGACCCGCTTGATATGGTGACCCTTGAAGGCTTGGCGCATCTCCGGGATGTCATTCACGCTCACCACCGCCTTGCCCTTCATAGATCCCATCAGCTGGGCCATCAGGTCATATTGCTCCAGACCAAACGGCACGCCGTAGCCCTCTGTGCCGTAGTACGGCGGGTCCATATAGAACAGGCTGTGTGGGCGGTCATAGCGTTCGACGCAGACCGACCATGCCAGCCGCTCGATAAACACCTGGTGCAGCCGCAGGTGAACAGCGCTGAGTTGTTCTTCCATACGCAGCAGGTTGAGGCCCGGCCGGGACGTGGTGGCCGTACCAAAGGTTTGCCCGTGGACCTTGCCCCCAAAGCCGAGCTTTTGCAGGTAGAAGAACCGGGCGGCCCGTTGAATGTCGGTCAAGGTCTCAGGAGGCGTAGCCTGGTGCCAGCGGTATAACTCGCGGCTGGCCAGCGCCCACTTGAAGTGCCTCACAAACTCTTCCAGGTGGTGCTGCACCACCCGATACAGAGTGACCAGATCACCATTCACATCGTTGAGAACCTCCACTTTCACCGGCTGTTTCAGGAAGAACAGCGCAGCCGCGCCGCAAAATGGCTCGACGTAGCAGGTGTGCGCTGGAAACAGCGGCAGGATGTGCGGGGCCAGACGGCGCTTGCCACCGACCCATTGCACCATCGGTGCCGCCTGAATCATGTCCTGATCGACTATGTTGTTAATGAGCGCTGTCGGCTCCCGTTTTTGAGTCATCTTTCATTCCATTTTTAGATGACGCTCGGGGGCGTTCTGGGGTGGGGCTCGGGCAGCTGCGATCAGCGGCGCTGGCTCTCAATACATTCAAAGTCCCGCATCGCGGGCATTTGATCTCTAACCAGGTGAAGGCTCCAGCGGCCAGTTTGCGGGTGCATTGGCCACAGCGGATTTCTTCCAATTTCTCTTGCATATCGGCATCTTCCATAATGCCCTGGCCTAGCTAGGTGGCAGGGTCTTCGGTCAATGCCGTGCTCATTCACGGCGGAGGTGGGGGCTTGAGGTGTTAGCACACCCCAGGCCCTCGCCCTGTTTTAATCAATTTTTGCAGTGTGTTCCGGCCGGATCGAAGGCATCCAGGAGGTTGTGGCAAAGCCATGTCGCATGATCCTTGCGCCAGCAATCAGGGCCATCGATGTAGCGCGATAAACGGCTGGTCACCAGATCGGGCCGATCCCAAGCGACAGTGGGCCGCCACCCTGAAAACGATAGCGTTGGCCAGTCGGACTTGGCAGGCCACTGCCAGAACCAAAGCGTGGCCAGCGTCCAATTTGCCAACAGATCCAACGCGATGGCCAGGATGACAAATGGAGATCCCAGCACCAGCGCCACACGGGTCAATTTGCCCGCCAGGCTGGCGCGGTACAGGCCCATCGTCAGAACGTAAAGCAGCCAAAATGCCCACAGGTAGCCAACGACGGAAAGGGCGGCATAGAGCGCGGTCACAGGTCCACACCCACGAATGCACTGACCAGACTCGGTGCTGTAGTCGCCGCCGTGCTGACCAACGCTTTGTACCGGGCAAACACCGTCAGCTCGATTTCGGCCAGCTCGGCAGTCAGGTCTTTTGTAATGTCCAGCAGACTTTGTGTGGCTACGTCGCACGCATCAGCCGTGGCTTTGTCGCCTTTGCGATCAGCGCGACCAGCAATGCCACCCAAGCGATTGAGGATTCCCTCACGCACAGACCGCAGGCGGGCGAGCTTGGCATCAATGGCAATCTGCGGGTCTACGGGAGGCGGGTCTGCAAGCTCCGGGAACCCGTTAGGGCCAGCAACGATACGCTTGCCTTGGGACTGGCCGTCGAGGAGGGCTGCATGTGCCTCGGTGGTGATTTCGACAGCATCAGTGGGGATGGTGTCCCCATGAATTTCAGGGAGGTAGAAGCCACCTGTTAATTTTGAGTAAAGCATCGCTTTGTCCTTAATATCCGACCGCCAAATATCTGTAATTTCGTGAATTCGCGGGATTGTTTGCCAGAATCATTTGCGCCTTGAATCCAACATTTGTCGGGATAGCCATGTTGACAAAAGTCTGATCTCCCCGATACGTGCCACTGGCATCCAAATCCGAAGTCGCGGTCCCTACGCTGGTGGCGATACTTATGCACGCTGTTGGAAATGTGATAGGGAACGTAGCGTCTATCGCTGCCGTATAAGCAGACCCACTGCCCCATTGCAGGATCAAGCCTCCGGGTAGCTTTTGATAGCCACTTGCGGCCTTAACCGATGCAAACAGCGGCAACAAATTCACCCCCGTCGCCGGATTCAGCAACACCCACTTATCCAGCGTCAAGTCATACTGCAGCTCGACCCAATGCCCTGCCCCCGCAATGTCCCCCGCCACCAGCGCCAGCCCGTTGCCCTTGACGATGGTCTTGGCCGCCAGCCCATTGGGTGCAAAAGTCGGCGTGGTGGTCGCATTGGCTAACGCTGCACGCACGTACAGCGTCAGACCGTTGACGAGCGCAGGCACCACCGGCGCATAAATCCCGGTCAAGGCGTCAGCCGTGCCCCCGGCGCTGGCATAGGCGGCAGACTGCAAGCGCACTGCGATTGCAATGGCATCTCGCAGCTGAGTCAGCGTCGCGCCAGTGGCGACAAGGCCTGCTGTTTCGATGCAGTTGACCACTTCTTCCTGCAAGCCATTGCACCAAGCGGCGTCCATATCGGTCGGGACAATACCTAATCCCAGATTGCCATCTTTGAAACCATGTTTTCCAACGCCGTATAGATCGACCGCCTTGGTCGCTGTTGCAATTCTTTGCATGGTGAATGCTTCCTTTTTTATGCCGTGTAGGCGAATATCACTGTGGTGTGCGCGGGCTTGCGCTCAGTAAAAGCGCACTCAATCACGGACGGTGTGTATTGCTGCAGCGCCGCGTTGCAAGGGCTGTTGCAATTGAGCAGCCGCGCATTCAGCGCCGCATGCGGGATGCTCACGCGCCATGAAAAGCGATCGGCTTGGCTGTACAGCGCCTCATTGCAATTGCTGTTGCATGTAAACCGTTTGAACTCTGTAAGAGTGACTCCGGCCTCGCCCAGCAACGCGGCCAAACCGATGAAGTAAGCCCGAGACTGGCCACCTTGCTCAACCAGTCGCTGGTAGGCGGAGCGCTGCCGGTCGGCCTGTTGCTGCCCGACGGGCGTGCATGTATCAGGCAAGCCCAGCAGGCGCTCCCAATCGGGCAGCATGCTGGTCGCTCGCCTAGGGTCAGCCTGTTCCAACAGGTCTTCAAGACGAAACTGCACAGCAAGAAACAGGGCCGCGATCGCGCTCAACATCTGCGACCACACACTATCGGGCTCCCGCGTGAATGCACGACCGGGTGGCAACATGGCTTGCAGTGCCGAGAGCCAGGCCTGCAGCGTCACAGCCATGTGATCACTCCCAGTATGGGTAGTTGACCTGTCGTGTAGGCCTGGTTCGCAGAAGGGACGGACATCACATGATCTACCTCGCCCGCCGAGGTAGAAATCGCTTCGCGCTGATGGCTGATCAACATCGAGACACCTGGGGCAGCATCACGCCGATACAAGGCCAGCAACTCGGCCGACACGGCCGCCCTGGTTGCGGCCGTGTCAGGCGTGAGCTGGATGGTGAAATTCTGAGCCGTGGCAATTGGCGCCACGACATAAGTGGTGGCCGTCACCGGCCGCACAGCATCAATTGCCGCTTGCACCGCCGCCAGCTCACCAGCATCCGGGATGATCGACGCATCGTCCTCGCGCACGAACCGCACTACGACCGTGCCAGCGCCTTGCTCGCCTGGATAGACCCACGCCCGCGTGACGCCCGGTACCTCCAGTGCCCAAGCCTCATAGTCATAGTCGGCCCCACCTTGTGGCGGCTTGCGAATGCGGTCCAGGATGCGAGCACGCCAGGCCTCAATGCCTTCAACGTCCGCACCGCTGGCCAAGGCCGTTTGTGCTGTGGCCACTGCATTCACACCGGCAATGGGTGTCATCAACGTGAGCGACGTGG